GATAGCGAGACACGAGTATTTAACTTTGAACTTCTTACTTTCGGTGAGTATGTTTTTACCTATGATTCGAATGGCGATCTTGACTTCTTCTTCCGTAGTGTTGAGCTTACCCTAAGACAGCTTGAATTGATGTTTGGTGTTTCTAAATTGCCAAAGAGCCTACAGGAGTCAATAAAAGATAAAAGGAATCAACTGACTAGGCACCGAGTTACTCATGCGGTCTATCGAGAACCTTTCATGGATAAGCCGATTAAATCTGTATACTTCTTATATGGGAGTATTACTGGTCAAGGATTGGCAACGAGTCCAAATGGTGAATATGATAAGCCATTGAGGGAAGCAGGATATTACGAGAATCCGTTTGCCGTATCTCGTTGGGATATTTCCGGTTCTGATAGTATGGGTGTGGGTCTTGGTTCAGATGTATTGCCTATAGTAAAAAGATTGCAAGAGAAAGAGAAGTCTTTCTTGATGGCTACGCATAAGGCCGTTAACCCTCCCTACAATGTTCCGGCTAGGCTACGGGGTAAGACTGCTTTGCTTCCTGGCGGCATGAACTACGTTGCGAATGTAAATGAGAAGGTTGAACCGATCATAAATTCGGGATTCGATTATACTGGCGTATCTAATGCTTCTGAGCGTGATGAGATGGCCATACGTAAGATGTGTTTCAATGATGTTTTTCTTACAGGTATGAGAGACCCGAATGCTTCACCATTGAAGGCTCGTGAGGTTGATGCTCGTGAAGACGAGGGGGTTTTGCGTCTTGGGCCTCACATAGGTCGTATATATAGTGGTGGTCTTAATCCCCTTGTGAATCGATGCTTCATGAGTATGCTCAGAAGGGGGATGTTTGCCCCTATTGATCCAGAGCTATTAAAAGAAGCGGGGGGGGTAAATGTTATTCTCATTGGTCCTCTAGCTCAGCAGCAGAAACTCATAGAGGTTCGCGGTATTCAAAGTTTCTTCCAGTTTGTTGCTGGACTTGTTCCGTTTGATGATACTGCAAGGGACAAGGTTAGCACAGATAGAAGTATAGATGAGGTAGCCGATATGACTGGTGTCCCATCTATAATACTTGCTACCGATGAAGAGGTGAAAGCAGCTAGACAGCAGCGTCAAGCAGCTATGCAAGCAGCTAAGGCCAAAGAAGACGCGGTTCTTCAATCTCAGATGCAGGGAGCTAAATCGCAAGCAGATTCAGGAGCCGCGAAAAACTACGCAGCAGCCGGATTAGATATGGCTGAAATACTCGGCGGTCAAGGAGCTATGTAATGCAGAAGACTCTAGTTCAACAGGTTGCTGAGCAACGAAGGCAAGATTCAGAGTTTCAGAAGCAACGAAAAGTCGATATTCATAACTATAAGCATCTGATTCAAACGACTCGTGTTGCTAAGAAACTCATATGGGAGATTCTTTCATATACAAATTTTTATGACGTTAATCAGTCAACGGATAATTCAGTACATTATACAGAGGGTCGTAGGTCAGTGGGTAAAGAGATAATAGAATTACTCAATGAAATAGATCCTTCTCTTTATCCAAAAATAATTTTAGAAATAGGAGGACACAATGTCCGAGACAGCAACAGCAACACCAGGATCGACAACTACCCCGACGACTCCACTGACGACACCCCCGGTAACGACACCCCCGGTCAGTGAAGGAACAATTCTTAAAGAGGAATCAACTAGTACCCCTAGTTGGTTCGATACATTACCAGAGGATCTGAAAAAGAATGAAAAAGTTACTAAGTTCAAAAGCGTTGACGATCTGGCAAGATATACAGCCGAAGCCAAGGAAGCAGTCCCCGTACCGGCACCCGAAGCGTATGTCGTCCCTGAAAACTTCCCTATCAAGAAAATAGGGGAGTGGGCCAATAAAATAGGCTTGACACAAGAGCAATTAAATCATATAATCACTCTTGATAGTCATGTTAAACAGGCCGAATATGAGCGGTCTTCTGGAGCTCTTAAAGCTGACCTCGATGCTCTACTAACGACTTGGGGGCCACAAAAAGACGCGAACATCCGATATGCCAAACAAGTAATCAATCATTTTGACACTGGGGGAGAATTGAAAAATATGCTGGAATCAACTGGCGCTGGAAATCACCCAGTAGTAGTCAAATTCTTTGCTGAACTTGGAAGGGCTGTGATGGCTGAAGACGGTTTCATAAAGGGCAAAGGGATGCAGACAAAAAACAATGCATCCGTGGCTGACACAATTTTCGACAAGAGATAACTCACTTAACTTTTTCAAGGAGACATAACAATGGCTTTTGATCCGACAACCGGCTCGGCGTATCCGAATCTACTCAATCTTGCCCGACGCACCGATCCTGATGGAAAACCCGCCAAGATCGTTGAACTGCTGGCACAGACAAATGAAGTTCTCGACGATGCTTACTGGATCGAAGGGAATCTTCCTACTGGCAACATGACGACCGTTCGCTCTGACATCCCCAAAGGAACCTGGAGACGTTTCAACTACGGTGTTCGTCCTATCAAGTCCAATACGGCCCAGGTTACGGACGTCTGCGGTATGCTGGAAGCTCGTCATCAGATCGACTGCAAACTTGCATCGATTAATGGAAATGACAAGGATTGGATGCTTTCCGAGGCTACCGCCATTCTTGAGGGTATGAATCAGGATCTTGCGGCTACGATTTTCTATGGCGATATCACCGATTATCCTGACCGTTTTAACGGCCTGTCCATGCGGTATGAGAAAATCGGAACTCCAACCAATAAACCGACTGCCAATAACTATCTCAATCAGGTCATCAACAACGGTGGCGTTTCTTCCAGTGTCCAAGCTTCTATCTGGCTCATTGGCTGGGGTCCAAACACTGTTCATATGTTTTACCCGAAGGGTTCTGCTCAAGGGGTTGACAGCAAGGATCTTGGTGAGGTCGATGCTTATGATGCCGATGGTGGGGTATACCGCGCTTATGCTGCAATCTTCAGCATGACAGCTGGTATAACTGTTCGTGATTGGAGATACATCGTTCGTATTGCCAATGTCGATGTTGCCGCTATCGCTTCCGATGATGCGAAACTGAAAACTCTTTATCGCAATATGATTACCGCGATCAATACGATTCCAAGCAAAGGTCAAGCTTCACGTCTTTGTTTCTACATGAATCGTGCTGTTAAAAATCTTCTCGATATCGCTGCAACCGACAAGGCGAATGCGGCTCTCAAAGTCGAAGAGATTTTCGGAAAACAGCAGACTGCTTTTTGGGGGATTCCGATCAAACAGGTTGACTCTTTACTGTTGACCGAATCCGTTTTAAGCTAATCAACCGACTAGATAACTAGTTAAGGAGATAAAAACAATGCTAGATAAGACTTTACTTTTTCTCGATAATGCGGCGTATAACGCCACCCCTTCTGTAGTCGATTTGGGGACTTCTTTTAATCCAGGCGCTGAGAATCCAGTAGAAGGGTTCATTAGCTGTCCTGCTGGGGACTGTGCAGGGGTTACCGCTTTGGTTATCAAAACTGGCACTACTTTTGGCGGTGCCTCCACCACAGTATCAACGATTGTTATGACTGCGGCTCAGATAAATACAGGAAACAGAAAGTTCACTTTGCCTTCTGATGGTCTTCAACGGTTTGTTACTATATCGCTTACAGGCGCAAGTGCAGGAACCACTTTGACTTCGGGGCTCGGGCTCGACAATCAGAGCGCGTAATATTAAATCAAACTAAAAGGGAAGATCCACAGTTCGAAAGGACTGTGGATTTTTACGAGGTATGACCATGATAAAAGCTGTATGTGTTCAAGATTGCTATTTACGTATACAAGGAGCCACGAAACCAAAGCATTATCAGCGTGGTCAAGTAGCCGTTTTTAATCTCCCCGAAGCTCCAGATCATTTCATGTTTCTATCTGCTGTTGAAGTAGAAAAAGATGATGAGCTCGATGAAGTGCCTCAAACGAGTAAAGCAGTCGGTGAAGGGGCTGAATTTAGTTTTGCGGATGCGACAGAGGAGGTTCTTCTTGCTGCTGATTATCCAATGGCTACCCTTATTAAATACGCGAAAGAGAAGTACAATCTCATATTGCCGAAATCTGCGCATAAAACAGTTATCGTCGCCAAGTTTATTGATGCTCGTTATAGAGCAGCGGTTACTGATTCTGGTCTACAGAATGCAAATATGGCGCTTATTGAAGGGATAAAATAAGGAGGGGCTTCAATGGCCTATTCCGTTATAAGTATCTGTAATATGGCTTTGGCGATGCTCGGAGCTGAATTAATCCGAGAATTCGACAAGCGCTCAAAAGCGGCTCGTATATGCGAGACGCTTTTTCCTATAGTCCGAGATGATCTACTACTCGGCTATGATTGGTCATGTGCTAGGGGTATAGAAGCGTTAAGGGAGAGTGTTGGAATCGACTCGAATGAATTTGGAACGGCTTACGATATTCCGATTGATTGTTTACACCCAAGAGACATACTCCCTGTTGGTACACGGCAGCAATGGCATAAGGTTGGGTCTGTAATTCATACAAACGTTTCGACCCCTGGATTGCAGTATACCAAAAAATTAACCGATCCTGGTTCGTTCAATCAGGCTTTTGTTAGCGCCCTAATAGCTCAACTTGCTTCAACGATAGCCCCCGCTGTTATAGGGGATGTTAAATTGAGCAATCAGTTTGTAACCATAGCGCAAAATAAAATTACATTTGCGCAAGAGTCTGATGCTGGGGTCGGGAGTGATTACAGAAATCCTGATGTTGATCCTGAGAACGATACATTTGTAAATCCTGATGCCGGTCTGATGCCTTTTGGCAGCTTAGAGGAGTATTATGGCACGAGGTAGCGCAACACCAAGAGTGCATAGAATGAAGCGAAGCTTCACGGCTGGGGAGCTATCCCCATTAATGCGGTGTCAGGTCGAAAACGACCGATACCGCTTTGGCTGTTGGCAGCTACGCAATATGTATGTACGGCCACAAGGGCCAGTCTCCAGGAGGGAGGGAACCGTTTTCGTCTTCGATTTGACTACCCTCCTTGGAGATACGATACCAACAACACGACCCAGAAAAGTACCTTTCATATTCAGCAGAACTCAGAAATACTCTTTAGTTTTTTTTTATTATACTGCCGGAGCTGTAACGACAACACGAGTAGTTTTTGCTACAGATAATGGACTCGTAGAAGACCCCTTATCCCCAGGAGATCCGTATATATACGAGATTACGGGTGTTTTTGATATTGAAAAATTTACTTATAAACAATCAGCGGATACCCTGTATATCGCACAGCCGGGGCGTATACCCATAGAGTTTAAGAGGTTAGCCCACGACAACTGGGATGCTGATGAAATAGTTTTTACCGATCAGCCATCTGATTGGAATGCTACAGATGGGTATCCTGAATTTGTCGATTTTTATGAGCAACGCATAGTCTATATCGCTACACAGAAGAGACCACAAACAGCATGGTTTTCCAAATCAGGCGACTTTGTGAATTTTGGTGTTTCGTCTCCTATAGTTGAGAGTGATGCGGTTACTCTTACATTTGATAGTGGAACGCAGAATGAGGTCTCTTGGTCTAGCTCAACAAATAGGCTCCTTATAGGGACTATGGGGGATGAGTGGGCAATCTCAGGGAGCGGGGCCGATCCTCTTTCTTTCAAATCTAATAGAACAGCGAGGCATACCAATAACGGTGGAGAGCGGCTGAAGTCTTTGATGGTGGGGCCTGTTACTCTTTTTCTTGAGTACCACGGAAGAAAGGTAAATCAATTTATATTTGACTACAATTCAGACACATATGACACTATGGATCTTTCGGTGCTGGCTCCTCACCTTACCGATAATAATTCAATAGTCGATTGGGATTATGCGCAAACGCCTCATGGAGTTATTTGGTGCGTTAGGGATGATGGTGTTTTAATTGCGCTAACCCTGAAGAGAGAGCATAAAGTAACGGGGTGGCATCCACATGATACTGATGGCCGTTTTCTTGCGGTTAGTTGCATACCTGGAGACATTACTGCAAGAGAAGATGTAGTATGGTTCGTTGTTGAACGTGAGATAGAAGGAGTGACTAAATGGTATATAGAGAAAAAATCTCCTGAATTCCTTGGAACGGAAGCGAGTGATTCTTTGTTTCTTGATAGCCACTTAGTAGTTACAAGTGGAACTCCTTTCTCAACGGTAACAGGATTAGAACACTTGGAAGGAAAACTTGTTTCTATACTAGGGGATGGCGGGGTATTGACTCCGAGAACTGTTGTATCTGGGGAAATAATCCTTGAGAATCCAGTAAGTAAAGCAGTTGTAGGACTCCCATATGCTTCTATTGTTGAACCTGTTCTTCTTGATCTTCCTCTAGCTGATGGAACTTATTTAGGGCGATCCGCTAGAATAACGGGGGTTGATCTTATAGTTCATAAATCTCTTGATTTCGAAATAGGGACTTACAGGGATGAGACCGATGAACTTATACTGCAAGATATCCCTTTTAGATTTCCGTATCATATAGCAGGAACCGCAATTCCTCTCTTTACTGGGGTGAGAGCCGTCGATTTTATTGAAGGATATTCAACATCGACTAGGGTGCTAGTTAAACAAGAGCGTCCATTGCCTCTTACTGTAATAGGAATAATTGATGTTGTGGAGGTATACGATTAATGTGGCCAGCGATAATAATGGCAGTTTCCGCTATATATGGTGGGGTATCTGCAAATAACTCAGCGAAAGCGAATGCTAAAGCTACAGAATTAGCGGCATTTGTAAATTCCCGCAACAGTGTTCATGCCGGGTTAATAAATTCAGCGGCTACACTTCAGGCGGCTAAAGTTAGTAATGCTGTTAATACTATGGCTGCTACGTTTGGAGCGGAACAAACGTGGGATGTTGCTCAGTATAATGCAGACCTCAAGTTTCTCATTGGTGATTACAATGCAGATCTTTTAGACTCTGAAGCGGTATCCATTCTTGAAGGGGCGAAAATCGATATCAAGAACATGGAGGATGCGGCGGCAAGATCGAAAGGGGCTATATTAGCCTCTTATGGTGCTTCTGGGGCTCAGATAAACGAAACAGATTCGGTTGCCGAGGCTATTATCGATTCGGAAACTCAATTCGAGATAAACAAATTCATCATAAGACACGGGGCCGATATTCAAGTCACTAAGATTCGCAATGAAGCCGCTCGGTCTCGATGGGATGGATACGTTGCGGCTCAGCAAGTCCTCTATGAAGGCGGTCAAAAGTCTAAAGAAATTCTGTTCCAGGGTGCTATAAACAACATGGGTGGAATGGCGCAATCGGGTATAGACGCTTCGGCTATCATGGCGAATGCAAGGATAGGAGCAGCGAATATAACAAACGCTGGAGGGGTTGACGCGCAAAAGTTTAGGATTGCAGGGAACCAAGCGATGAATGATGGTCTCTTTAAAGCGGGGGCCTCGACTGTAGGTGGAACTATTGATAGTAAAACGGCTAGTCTAAATACGGGAACCCCCGCCAGCGCTCCAGATTTTAAGGTTAATGGACCGTCTAATATATCTAATACTCAATACGGGAATTATTCTGGATCTCTCTTAACTTCTTAAGGATTTAACATGGCTTCACAAGAACCAATTGAAGGAACAGTACTCACTGAAGGTCAGGGTATGGGAAAGGCCGTTCGTATCGCAGATACTAGCGGAACGGTTAGACTTGATACTGGAGGCCGGGAGAGAGGTATACAGGGCGGTCAAGGGGGATTAGGTCAAGGAGCCATAATAGCTGTTGATGGCCGTGGGGCTCAGGTACGCGCAAGAGCCATAAACCCCCTTGAGGTTAAACCCCTTATAACTGATGGTTCTGGTGTTTCAGGTCATGCTGTTGCTACTGCTGGGGATATTCTCAGTAAAGCGGCTTTTAATTATGCTAACCGTGTTACTGACCTTAAGGCCGATGCTGCTGTTGTAGCCTACAATGAGAAAGCTCGCCAAGCTTTTTTCGGTGCTGATGATGGATCAGCCCCCGGTTACTCCTCTTTAAAAGGTCAAGCTGCTTTAGATGCAAAACAATCATATTTTGAAGGAATAGACAATGGGATGGCTGAAATCCTTTCTAGTGTCGAGCCAGAAGTGCGTCAAAAAGCAGCAGCAAGACTACAGGGCGTTAGAGATCAGGCGTTAAATAGAGCAGCGGGGCATATAGTACAAGCGCAAGAGAAAGCAGAGTTTGAAATGAAAGCTGCTAAGGTTCGGGATGCTAGTAGAGACCTTGCTGTTGACTCGTCTAACGCCATGAATTTAAAGATGGGTCTCCTTACTCACTTTCCTGGAGACTCAAAAGAGGCTGAAGCTCAGTGGGACACTATAGTCCTTGAGGCAGGACACTCAAAATACATAAATGCCGAGAGAAATGGAGTTTCTGGTGTTCAAATCCTTGAACAATATAGAAATGATATAAAAGATATTGTTTCTAAGAAAGCGCTTAACGCTTTTGATGAATACGCAATAGCTCAAAAGCACCAGGAAGAATCTGCGCAGAAAGCAAAAGAAGTGCATAACGAGAGACTTCTACAAAAGGAAGAAAACGCCAATGTTATGAAGGCCCTCGATAGTATGAGAGACCCGAAAGCCTTAGAGTCTCTTCTTAATCCCTCTCTTATTATGGCTGCTTTTCCTGGAATAAAGGATAAAGATTCTGTGGCTTTCATATCGAGAATTGCGAAGGAACAGATGATGGGGACTGTTGCAAAGGCTGATGCTCTTTCAACTTTTGACGCTGCGTATCTTAAGGAGTGGAGAGCTAATGATACACTCCCAAAAGATTTTAAAGAATTTTATGCTGCGGCGCATGAAAGCGGCCTTAAGGACCTTACGGTTATTCGAAGGGAGTGGGATGAAATACAGAAGCCGCTGAGTGCTGATGAAAAGGTTCTTGACGACCAAGCAAGAGTAGTAATAAGAGATGTAATCGATACCCTTGAAATAAAAGGATCTGGAAGGGCCGAGATGGACGCGGCAATTCTATCGGGAAAAGATGTTGATTTAACTATGGCGATAAAAGGGCTCCCCAAGGAAGCAAAAGATATAATTGATAGAGTCCACGCTATATCAAGGGATAAGGACAAAACGCCTTCTGAACGGTCGAAAGCTATCTATGAATATATCGGAGAAGTTAAAGCGGCTGCGGGGGATGAAACAAAGGTAAAAAGAATCGGCAATTTTACCGCCTTACTTACTGGGTATCACGTTCGTTCATTTACCGAAAAGCTAAACCAACATGAAGCACAGACCGTTATACGTCCAAATCCCGGTACTGCAAAAGATCCTTTATGGATAGCAGCAGCGAATACCCTTGGAGTTCAACCAAGTAAAGCAGCAACAGCACAT